AGCGTCGATGCTGATCTAATGTATATTAATGCATCAGATGAAAACTCAGTTGATGCAGTTAGAGATAAAATTAAACGTTATGCATCAACAGTAGGATTTAAACGTTGGAAAATCATTATTCTAGATGAAGCAGATTATTTGACACCAAATGCCCAAGCAGCTCTTCGTAACTTGATGGAAACATATAGCAAAACAACACGTTTCATTTTAACATGCAATTATGTTGAAAAGATTATCGATCCAATTCAATCACGTTGTCAAACATTTGCTATTATGCCTCCCAACAAAACAGATGTAGCAAAGCGACTAGTATCAGTATTAGAAGAAAAACAAGTGCAGTATGACATCAAAGATATTGCAGCAATCATTAATGCATCATATCCAGATATTCGTAGAGCAATTAATACAGCTCAAAGTTGTGTAATTGAAAATCGATTAACATTGGATAAGGCAAGTGCAATACAAGCAAATTACATGACCGAAGTACTTGAAATGCTTAAGAATGCTAAAGACAAAAAAGTTGCATTCACTAACATTAGACAATGCATTGCTGATAGCAAAGTTAGAGACTTTACTCCAATGTATACTTTCTTGTATGATAATTTGGATGAATTTGCTCACGGCCACATTGCTCCATGCATTTTGATTATTGCAGAATCGCAATTTAAAGATGCTAGCGTGGTTGATAAAGAAATTAATATAATGGCAATGTTTGTAAACATACTAGGAGAAATTTAAAATAATGTCGATATCGTATCACAAAAGCATGGTAACTGTTATATTTAAAACATCTAATAGAGCTAATGCTAAAACAAAAATAAAAACGTTTCGCAACAAATCAATTGATGATATTTTATCGGCTAAACGAATAATAGGAATTCCAGAGACTTCAATTATTTTGGAATTAGGAATCGGCAAAGAATTAGAATATCAATACAGAAAACGATATAAATTATAATGGCAAAGCAAAAAGTTATTAAATCAGCTAATACTATTAAAGCGGCAACATTGTTTGATTTTATTGATGGTGTTACTCATAAAAAGAAAGAATGGTCTGCCTGGACTGATATGGATCAAAAAGCATTTAGTCCATTCATGACAAATCGATTCTTATCAATGCGTATGGAGCTTACGGAACTTATTAATGAGTTTCAAACATATACAATTGGATTATTACGGCCACAAGAAACTTATCGATTGTATTATGATTTATTGCCTACTAACAAAACATATGCAAAATACATAAAAGGCAAATCCGAAGATAAATTCGATAAAGCATTAGTTGCTCAAATTGCAGAACATTATCAAATTAGTTTGTATGAAGCTGCAGATTACGTGGAATTAATGGATACGGCTGAATGTGAACGAATCTTAACGTTATATGGATATAGTGATGGCGACAAGAAAAAATTATTAAAAGGAATCAAATGAGCAATATACATACACAATCACATTACAGAGGTAAAGACAGCCTTTATAAATTTGCTGAAGAGTGGGCATTAAACGCCTATGAATTTGATATCATTAAACGTGTTGTAAGATGTCGACACAAAGGTTCCTTTACGGAAGACTTAACAAAGACTCAAGACTTAATTGACATTTATCTACAAGAGCAACAACATAAATATATCAAGGTAACGCCAGATTACCTAGAGCTCGATGATCCATTTATTTCTACAGATGTAATGCCGTTATAGGTTTGAATATGCAATAAAATTTTATATACTATATTTATATAAAAATTTAAAGGATAGTATTATGAAAAAAAACATCTTAGCAGAAAATATGCGCCGATTTGGTACGAAAAACTTAAACGAAGATGAAGATCAAAATAACAATGGATACCCAGATGATTCCGAATCAGTCCTTAAAGGCGGAACTGGAATTGATGGTATTAAACGATCCACCGGGAATAAAGTAAAACAATTTATTAAACTAATAGGTAAAGATTCTGTAGATTGGTTTGATAACTTAGATGTTAATTATCTCCCATCACAATATGCGTCAGCATTAAAAAAATTAGGAATTAATCAACATACTGCATTAGTAGCACCATATGAGCTTCGAGGTAATGATATTAGCGATATTATCAATGCAGCAAATCAATCTAATATACGCTATATTGAAATTTTAGACAGAGCCGGAGGCGGGCGACTAATTATATTTACATCAAGACAATAAGTTAAAATTAATACTTTTTAAAACTAAGATACGGTGCAATCATTAACGGTTGCACTTTTTTACTGTTTTATAGGTTTGAATATGCAATAAAATTTTATATATTATATAAAAAAGTTATGGCAAATCATGTTTATACTCAATTAGACATTGAATTTATAAATCAGCAAGATACAGCAAAATTTTCGGAATGGATTGGACATACTCCTACTATTGAAAATACAACGTTTGGTGCACGCATTGAAGCATGTTGCAATATCATGTTAGATAATTTATATCCAGACAAACAAGATACCAATGCATACTACATTGAAAATTTAGGTGCTAAATGGATTTATTTTGATGATGTAGATCAGTCTGAAACTACTATGCATATTTCATGGACAACTGCATGGGACTTCCCAGAAAAATTATTTTGGAAATTATCTGATTTTCTTCGTATTGAATACCCAGGTGCAAAAATACAAGGAACATTTGAAGATGAAGGATTTGGCTTTGTAGGTGCATGTGCATCAAATCAACAATCACGCAATATTGAATATTTTAATCCAGATGAAGAATTTTTTGAAGGCTCCGAATATAAAGATGAGGATGATTGTTTTACTGATGAATTCTATAATGATATAATTAGCAAAAAACAAGAATTGTTAGATACATGTATTAACAATATTATTCCAACCATATGAAATCCGGAAATTATTTAGCTCCTATATATCGTTTATCAATACGAGATGCAGCAACCGTACCTAGAAAGATATCATATTCTCAATGGTCCATGTATGAACGATGTCCCCTATCCTGGAAGTTGGCATACATTGATGGACTAGCCCCATTCCAAGCATCAATTGATACATGTTTTGGAACTGCCTTTCACGAAACATTTCAACACTTTCTAACGGTATTGTATACAGATTCAGTTAAGAAAGCAGAAAACATAAATTTTCAAGAAGTATTGACAAATAAACTTCGCGAAGAATATGCTCGATGTGTTGCAGAGTCAGGAGGAGTTCATTTTTCAACTGCCTTGCAAATGGCAGAATATTTAGAAGATGGCGTTGCCATTTTTGATTGGTTTGCAAAAAGACGTTCACAATATTTTTCTAGCAAAAATTATGAATTAGTAGCAATTGAAATGGAACTATGTACTCCAGCATCAAAAGCAAATCCATCTGTATTTTGGTATGGGTTTATTGATGTTGTTATTAGACACGTTCCTACCGGCAACATTGAAATATATGATATAAAAACATCCCGACAAGGTTGGAACAAATATCAAAAAGCAGACAATTTAAAAGCAGCACAGCTAATTGCATATAAAAATTACTTTGCACAACAATTTGGTACGCCTATAGAAAAAATTGATGTTGAATTCTTTATTGTGAAACGAAAGATGATTGAAGAATCAATGTTTCCACAAAAGCGAGTGCAAAACTTTAAACCTGCATCAGGAACAGTAACACAACGCAAAGTACAAAAACAAATTGATGCATTTGTTGAATCATGTTTTGATTTGGACGGAAATCGCAATGCCGAAAAAAAATATATGGCAATATCAGGTAAAGGCGATAAAAATTGCAAGTATTGTGCATTCAAAACAGATTATGAAAATTGTCCTAAAGATGCTAGGATTCGTGAATAAAATTCATTATAATAATATATGTACAAGCACCAACATGTTTATGTTTATCAATTTGAAATGAATAATCATAGTACCTGGCCAGGCAAACATACATGCAATATGAATTATGTATTATGCACAAACATAACTGATCCGAATCACAAAGAAAATAAAACATTGTTGGAACACATGTTACGTACAATTTATGGGTTTATGCCAAAGTATGTTAAATTTTTATATGAAAAGAAATGACACAAATTGCAATAATTGGAAATACAGATTGGCAAAACAAACGCAAAGTACAACAAACACTTCAGGAACTAAAAAAACGATTTAACGAAGATTTAATAGTTGTTGGTGCAGGAGGCACTGAAGGAGCAAATAGTATGGTTAGAAAATATTCATTAGAGTTTGGGATACAATACAAAGAATATAATCCATCATTTTCAGGACGCAACATGTATTCAGCAATGCCTGATTCATATTATGGAAAGCCATATCATTTTTCTCAGTTGCATCACCGCATGAAACTTATTGCAGAGCAATGTGATCATATGTTGATACTAACAAATGAAGATACATTGGATCCAGTATTAAAAACAGCATTCAACAACATAAATAAACTAAAAAAACCGGTTGTTATATTGGGTTGATATATTTATATAAAAGTTATAATAAAAAAGGAATAGTTACAAATGGAATTACCGAAATTACAAAAGTTCGATCCGAACAAACCAACAAAAAAGAAAATTTTATTGTTAGGCGATGATTTTCGTTTACCATCCGGTATCGGAACAATCAGCAAAGAAATTATTTTTAATACAGTTAAAGAATTTGATTGGGTTCAATTAGGAGCCGCAATGCAACATCCTGATGCAGGGCAAGCATTTGACCTTTCTGCTGAAGTCGTCAAAGAAACAGGCATTGAAGATGCATCTGTTAAATTGATTCCATGGAACGGTTATGGAGATCGAAATATTCTTTTTGCAATTATCAATCGAGAACAACCAGACGCAATCCTACACTTTACAGATCCTCGTTATTGGACATGGTTATATGCAATCGAACATGAAATAAAAACAACATTCAATATTCCAATTACATATTATTCTATTTGGGATGATTTACCATATCCTATGTGGAATGCTCCTTTTTACGGTAGCTGCGATATGATTATGGGAATAAGCAAACAATCAGATAATATACATAGAGAAGTTCTTAAACAGAACGGATTTGGGGTGATTAATTATGATGAATCAGACGATTTACCGGCAATAAAAAAATGGAACTCTGTTTTAACCGGATATGTACCTCACGGATTGAATCATAACATGTTTAAACCATTAGATTCAAACGATGCCGGATATATTGCAATGCACAAACAAATTAAAGATGCAAACAAAGTTGATTTTGTTGTAATGTGGAATAATCGAAACATAAGAAGAAAACAACCAGGCGATGTTATTTTAGCATTCAAAACATTTGTAGATTTGTTACCAACCGATCAACAAAGCAAAGTAGCATTATTAATGCATACACAACCGGTTGATGAAAATGGAACAGACCTTAAGGCTGTTTGGAAAGCTATAGCTCCTAATTGTAAAGTAATTTTTTCAGAACAAAAATTATCAACACCTGATCTTAATGCAATGTATAATGTTGCAGATGTAGTAATAAACATTGGGTCTAATGAGGGATGGGGACTTAGTTCAACTGAAGCAATGTTGTCAGGAACACCGATTATTAACAATGTAACAGGAGGATTGCAGGATCAATGTGGATTTGAAGATGAAAACGGAGAATGGCTTCGATTCGATGGCGATTTTGCAACTAACCATACCGGCAAATACAAGAAACATGGTATATGGGTTAAACCAGTATTTCCTAGCAATAGAAGTTTGCAAGGATCACCGCAAACACCATATATCTTTGATGACCGCGCAAAATATGAAGATGTTGCAGACGCAATTGCATATTGGTACGAACTTTCTCAAGAAAAACGTGCAGCGTGTGGGTTCGAAGGAAGAACATGGGCATTAGCTAATGGTTTAACGGCAGAACAAATGGGACAAAAAATGATTTCAATGTATCGCGATTTATTTGCAATGAATAGAGAATTTAGACCGTTATACACTGTAACTAAAACACAAACAATTAAATATGAACGAACAGGAATAGTAGCACAATGAGAAAAGTAGTTATAGCGTCGCCAGTAGCGACACAATCAGGTTATGGACATCACGCGCGTGAAATTATAACAAATATTATTGAACAACGAGGATCTGAATGGGACGTAAAACTAGTTTCATTGCCATGGGGACATACTCCAATGACATATCCAATTTCCGTAGATTTACAATTACGTATAATTGCATTGCCATTAAATGAACAGCCTGAAGTTTGGATTCAAGTATCAGTGCCAAATGAATTTCAACCGGTTGGAAAATATAATATTGGAGTTACTGCCGGCACCGAAGGAGATATTTGTCCAGAAGCATGGATCGATAATCTTAATGCAATGCAGTTAATTATTGTACCGTCTGAATTTACTAAAGCAGTATTTGAAAACACAGCAAAACAAAAGAACAAATTAATTACGACGCCTATAGAAGTAGTCCCAGAATATTTTGATGAAACCATATACAACAACAAATCAATTACAGCTTCTATACCAGACTTAAATTCAATTGAAGAATCATTTGCATTCCTATCGGTAGGACATTGGTTGCAAGGTGATGCTGGAGAAGACCGCAAAAATATTAGTGGTATGTTGCATTGTTTCTTCAATACATTTAAAGATACTAAAAATCCACCTGCTTTAATCATGAAAACTAGTGGCGCAACATATAGTATTATGGACAAAATGGATATTGAAAATAGAATCAATCAATTCCGTGATATGTTTCCTAATGCAAAATTACCAAATGTATACTTAGTTCATGGAGAATTAACAGATGAAGAAATGAATGCATTGTATAATCATCCAAAAGTTAAAGCAATGGTTTCTTTTACAAAAGCAGAAGGATTTGGAAGACCATTATTAGAGTTTTCAACTACCAGCAAGCCAATCATTGCTCCACATTATTCCGGCCAAGCAGACTTTTTGAAAAAAGATTTTATATGTGCCTTACCGGGACAATTGACACCAATTCATCCGTCTGCTGCAAATGAATTTTTAATTGCTGAAGCAAAATGGTTTACTCCTGATTACGGGCAAGCCATGGCTATGATGCAAGATGTACAAAAAAATTATAAAAAATGGTGTGAATTAGCAAAACGTCAACGATATTTTGTTAATACTACATTTACTCGTACAGCTGTTGCTAAAACATATGAAACTGTGTTGAGTGTTATTGATGACGGCGTTAACAAGATTCCAAAGGCTATTGAATTAAAATTACCTAAATTGCAAAAGATATGAAAATAACATATGCCGTTACGGTATGTAATGAGTTTATTGAAATTCAAAGACTTGTGCATCACTTACTTAAGAATAAACGAGCACAGGATGACATTGTTATCTTATATGACTCTAAAAACGGAAATGCTGATATTGAAACATTTCTCCGGTCACATAGCGTAAATGGAGAATTTATGTGGCACAAGAGTGAGTTTGAAGGCCATTTTGCTAATTGGAAAAATAAACTAACTAGCTACTGTACAGGAGATTATATTTTTCAAATAGATGCAGATGAACTACCTACTAAAACATTACTAGAATATTTACCTGATATTATTGAGGGTAACCCAACAGTAGATGTGTTATTAGTACCTCGAATTAACACAGTAGAAGGATTAACAGATAAACATATTCAACAATGGGGATGGAATGTTAATTCAAATGGATGGGTAAATTTCCCCGACTATCAATGGCGCATATGGCAAAATAAACCAGAAATTAAATGGAAAAATAAAGTACATGAGGTGTTAGCCGGTTATAAAATAATGTCTACATTACCTTCGAAAGAAGAGTATTGTTTACATCACCCGAAAACAATAGATAAACAAGAAAAACAAAATAACTATTACGATACGTTATAGATGATATGAAAATGATTACTTCGAAATTAATGGGTGGTTTAGGCAATATGCTATTCCAAATTGCAGCAGGATATGCATTATCAAAAAGAACAGAATCTGAATATTTAATCAATACACAATATACAAAAATTGGCCATGGACATTCAAGACCAAAACCACCGAGTGATTATCTAGATACAATTTTTAATAAACTTATCCCATATACTCATAACCATAATCTAATTAAATTTCACGAACCAAGTTTTCGATATACGCCAATTGTCAATATTGCATCTAATATTATATTACATGGATATTATCAATCTTATAAATATTTTGATGATTTTGATAATGAAATACAAAAATTATTTGCACCAAATGATATTATATTAACTAAATTAAATAACAAATATCCAGTATTACAAGAAAACACCGTTTCATTGCATATACGTCGAGGCGACTATTTAACATTATCGGATTTTCATCATAATTTATCTATTTCGTATTACTTAAATGCGATTAAACAATTTCCTGCAGGAACAAGGTATTTAGTATTTAGTGATGATATTGATTGGTGTAAAACTGTGTTTGTTGGAAATGATTATATATTCATAGAATCAGAATCTGATATAAAAGATTTATACTTGATGTCTTTATGCAAACATAATATTATAGCAAATTCCACTTTTAGTTGGTGGGGTGCATGGCTTAATTGTAATCCAACTAAAACAGTAATATATCCCAATCGATGGTTTGGGCCTATAACTATTAATAATTTATCAACAATAGATATGTTCCCAGAAAATTGGGTATGTATTAATGAATAACATAATTATGGAAATTAACTTATTTGATACGGCATTTGATCATTTAGTAACAGCTGATGGCAAATATTCACACGTTTTCTCTAAAAGCACAAACTATACAACATATGTAAAAAATCAAAGTAATTGGCAAGGAATTACATTGTTTACTGATAGTTTTATAAATTCAGGCACTGCTACCAGAATTAATAGTAAATACAAGATTGGTTGGTTAATGGAGTCTCGAGAATTACATCCTCATTTTTATAATACGTTTGATCAATATAAAGATCATTATGATTTTGTACTAACCCATGATCCTGACTTATTAAAAACCTATCCGGAGAAAACTAAAATGTACCCAATTGGCGGCTGTTGGATTAATGAATCCAATTGGAAAATTCATGACAAAACAAAGTTAGTTTCGATGATATACTCGGGACGACAACAATTAACTGGACATCGATTACGACACGTAATTGCAAATAGATTTCAATCATCTGGGATTGATTATTATGGACATGGATCTGCCAGACCATTAGTCAACAAAGAAGATGGATTACAAGATTATCAGTTTTCAATAATAATAGAAAATTCTAATCAATTAAATTATTTTACCGAAAAAATTGTAGATTGTTTAGTTGTAGGAACAATACCAATATATTGGGGCTGTCCCAATATATCAGAATTTTTTAATACCGATGGTTTTATTTGTTTTACCTCAACTGATGAACTAGATGATATTTTGGCATCACTTACTCCAGAATTATATGAATTAAAATTAAAATATGCATATGAAAATTTAGAATTAGCAAAACAATATGCAGTGACAGAAGATTGGTTGTTTAAAAATATATTTACTACGTTATGATATTTCCAGAAGTTACCGTATATCAGCCAGATATTTTTACTGATTTTAGGGGCGATTTATTAACTATTTGGAATCAGGATGACTTTGAACCAAAACTAAATTTTAAACATGATAAAATATCATCATCTAGACAAAATGTAATAAGAGGATTACACGGAGATAATAAATCGTGGAAACTAACTAGTTGTTTGTCTGGAGAATTATATTTTATCGTAGTAGACAATCGTTGCGATTCTGTAAACTATCTAAAGTGGGATTGGATAATATTAGATGACAAAAGCAGAAAACAAGTATTAACTCCCCCTGGGTTTGCAATTGGATTCTTAGTATTAAGCAAACAAGCATTACTTCATTATAAATGGGCATATGACGGAGCATATGCAGATGTAGATGATCAGTTTACATTAAAATGGAATGATCCTAACATTAATATTTATTGGCCTATTGTTTCGCCGATATTATCACAACGAGATACAAAAACTAAACTAATATAAATTTATGGAAAAAGAAATTAGAAAATTAATTGTAGACGCAGCATTTCATGCTAAGCATGGCCATATGCCTAGCGCGTTATCAATTGTAGATATCATGTGTGCATTACATGAAATCATGACGATAGACGATATTTTTATTTTAAGTAAAGGGCACGGATGCTTAGCATATTATGCATACTTGGTTATGTGTGGTGAGTTAACAATTGATGAACTTCGTAACTTCGGTAAGACCGGCAGCAAACTAGGAGGACATCCAGATAAAAATAAAATTAGCAAAGTATATACATCAACTGGATCGTTAGGCCAAGGCTTACCAACAGCAATTGGGGCAGCATTGTCAAGAAAAATATTAAATAAACCAGGAAAATTTTATTGTATAGTTGGCGATGGCGAATGTAATGAGGGGAGTATATGGGAAGCTGTGATGTTAGCAGTTGAACATAAATTAGATAATTTAGTTTGTATTGTCGATTACAATCAATCTCAAATTCGTTCACTACCCGTATCTAATTTGAAAAATAAATTTCAATCATTTGGATGTAACTCAATTGAAACAAATGGTCACAACATAAAAGAAATTATACAATCATTAATAAATACAAAGGAAAATATGCCTACATTTGTTATTGCGAATACTATAAAAGGAAAAGGAATCAGCCAGTTAGAATCAAATATGTTTACTTGGCATCATAAAGCTCCTACATTAGAAGAATATACACAATTTATACAAGAAATATATGAGAACTAAATTCGCGGAAATTTGTAAAAATATTATACAAGCTGATGACAAATCTGTGATATTAATCGGAGATATTAGTCACTACTTATTACGGGATGCACAAGAATGCGCCCCCGCAAGATTTTTTAATATAGGAATCTGCGAACAATCGACAGTTAATGTTGCTGCTGGAATGGCACTAGAAGGAATGCGACCAATCATACATACAATTGCGCCATTTGTTGTAGAACGAGCATATGAACAAATAAAAATTGGTCTAGGATACCAAAAAACCGATGTAACAATTATTACAGTTGGCGGAACATATGACTATGCCGATTTAGGTTGCACACATCATTGTTATAGTGATATTGCATTGATGAGATGCATTCCGGGCATGCATGTATATGAGCCCGGTACCGCTTCTGAATTTGAACAATTATTTACTCAATCTTGGTCCAATGGCAATCCTAAGTATTTTCGATTATCAAACCATTCTCATACTCAGAATTTTACAGTTAACTCTGATGAAATTAATATTATTAGAAAGTCTAAAAATAATAAGTACGTTTTTGTATCAGGCCACTTATTAGATGATGTATTACAAGACGACGAAATTGGAATATTATATGTTTCTACATTGTCAAATATATCATTAACTTCTATCAATGAAATTTCAAAATTATTTAACAATGAGAGTAAAATATTTTCAGTGGAGAATCATTTTATAACTGGCGGCTTAGGTGATTTAATAAGTTCTACATTTAATATACCTGTAACTAGAATTGGTATACAAAATAAATTTATTACTGAATACGGGACGTATGATGACTTAAGGATTGCTTCAGGTATAGATACTGCCACAATATTAAACAAATTAAAATCATGAAACCAGACTACGAAAAAATTATATCACAAATAGATTTATCAAATTTAATTAATTCTAATATTTTAATTACGGGTGCTAATGGACTCATTGGAGGTTTTTTGGCAGATTTGTTTGCATATCTAAATGATACATATGACTATAATATTAAACTAACATTAACAAGTTTATCGAAGATACCAATCAGGATAAAACATTTATTAATTAGAAATGATGTTACTTATATAAGTACCGATTTATCAGTTGAGGCTATAACGATCAAGGATGTTGACTTTTGTTTTTATTGCGCCGGGTATGCACAACCATCAAAGTTTTTATCCCAATCAATGACTACCTTATTACTTAATTCATACGGCGTAGCTAATACATTTGATAACATTTTTTTGAGTAATCCAAAAGCAACGTGTATATATTTAAGTAGTTCAGAAATATATTCAGCATCTGATAAACAAACAGCCCATACCGAATTAGATAATATCAATATTGATATGAACAATAAACGAAACTTTTATATCTTGGGAAAAGTTAATGGCGAATTAATTGTTAATAATTTACGGAATCAAGGATATAATGCAATATCTGCCAGAGTTTCATTATGTTACGGCCCAGGAGTGTTAGAAGATGATTCTAGAGTGTTAAGCGAATTAGCACAGAAAGCACACAGTTTAGATGATGTAATACAATTATTTGATGATGGCAGTGCTAAACGAAGATATTTACATGTTACTGATTTTACATTAATGTTATTGAATATTGCATTGCGTGGCACTCAAAACGTATATAACATATGCGGAGAAGAAGAATGTACTATTTATGATTTAGCTAAAATTATCGGATCTGCTACAAACAAAAAAATTGTAAAGGGTACATTGAATAATGTAGTAGCTACTTCGGCGCCGAATGTTGTATTGAACTCATTAGATCGATACACCTCAGAATTTGGTAAGTTTCAATTTAAATCATTAAATACTGGAGTTATTGAATTTATAACATGGTATAATACAATACTAAAATAAAAATACAAAAATATGAAATTTTACGTACCATTCGATGTCAATGTATATAATAATTTTGTTCATGACAATAACACACGCGGATTACAAACATTATATAATTTAAACTCGGAGTCACTTGTTATAGATGCTGGAGGATATAATGGAGAATTTACAGAAACAATACATGCAAAATATAATTGTTCGGTGCATATATTTGAGCCAATAAAATCAATGTTTGATGCATTAGAATCTAAATTTAGTTCAAATCCAAAAATTATCGTTAATCAACTAGGATTATCAAATTCAACTAGAGATGATATAATTTATCTAGATAATGATGGATCTTCGTTGTATGGTACTGGTGATTCTGAAACAATTCAGTGTATTGACGTTTCTAAATATTTACAGTTAAATAAAATACAGTTAGTCGATTTATTTAAGTTAAATATAGAAGGCGCTGAATATGATGTAATAGAGCGATTAATTGATCAAAAGCAACTAACGACTATAAAAAACTTGCAAGTGCAGTTTCACAGATTTATCCCAGATTGCGACATACGTAGAGCAAATATTCATAAACAACTATCTAAGACACATACACTAACATGGAATCATGATTGGATTTGGGAAAGCTGGGCAATAATTGAATAGAGGTTAATTTGGATTAATCAAATAATTTAATTATATTAATAAAAAGAATTACTATGGATAATACAAATATACAACTAGTAAGTGATACAATCGACCGCGCCGATATCGATAGTTTAATCGAATGGCTAAAACAAGATCCGATACCTAGATTAACAAAAGGAGAACTTACAGTTGAATTAGAAAAAAAATGGGCTAGTAAATTAGGAACAAAATATTCAGTATTTGTTAATTCAGGGTCATCAGCAATACTATTAACATTAGCAGCATTGAAACATGCATCTGGCTTAAAAAATAATAAAATTGTTATTCCTGCATTAAGTTGGGCTACAGATGTATCGTCGCCAATATTATTAGGATATGACCCAATACTATGTGATTGTAACTTAACTGATTTATCGTGTGATTTAGAACATCTAGAGACATTATTTAATAATGAATCACCTGCAGTATTAATACTAGTTTCTGTTTTAGGCCTAGTTCCACAAATGGATCAGATTATACAATTGTGCAATAAATATGATGTTATTTTATTAGAAGATGTATGTGAAAGTATGGGTTCTAAGTTTAATGATAAATATTTAGGTACCTTTGGGCTAGCTTCATTTTTTTCAATGTATTTTGGCCATCATTTAAGTACAATTGAAGGTGGATTTATTAATACCAACGACGAAGATTTATATTATGCTTTGGTGATGATGCGTAGTCATGGCTGGGCAAGAGATTTGCCAGAACATAAACAAACTGAATTCAAAGAAAAATATAATTTAACTCATTTTGATAATTTATATAATTTTTACTTACCCGGAATGAATCTTAGGTCGACAGATTTACAAGCTCATATAGGTATTAGATCGATTGATAAACTAGATAAATATTCTATTACACGCAATGCAAACTTTAATTATTATGTATCTAACATTAAAAATACCGATTTAGATATACATATATCTACTAGAAATTTTATATCAAATTTTGCAATGCCAATTGTATGTAAAAATAAAGATACAATTGTAAATACATTGGCTAAACATAATATCGAATGTCGTCCATTAATAGCAGGAAACTTAGCTAATAAACCATTTTGGTATGAACAATTCCCAAAACCAAAACTAAAAAATTGTGAACTAATAGACCAATACGGATTTTATATTCCAAATCACCAAAATTTAACTAACATCGATTTAGATCGAATAATACAAATAATTAATAATGATTAAAAAAGCATTAATAACAGGAATTAACGGCCAAGATGGATCGTATTTAGCTGAATTATTATTATCTAAAGGATATGAAGTAACGGGCACATTAAAACGAAATTCAGTAGCAGAAAATCAAACATTTCGATTAGATTCAGTATTCGATTGCATACAATTGGAATATGCAGATTTAACTGATATGGCTTCATTAGTAAGAGTTATCACAAAAGTTATGCCCGATGAAGTATATAATTTAGCAGCACAATCACACGTAGGTATATCATTCGATCAACCAGTATATACCGCACAAGCAACTGGAGTTGGAACATTAAATTTATTAGAAGCTATTCGATTGATAAAACTAGATACTAAAATATACCAAGCATCTTCTTCTGAAATGTTTGGCAATAATATAGATAGCGACGGATATCAGCGAGAAACAACTTCCATGCATCCGGTATCTCCATATGGCTGTGCAAAAGTATATGCTTATAACATATGTAGGAATTACCGACATTCATATAATATGTTTATTTCAAATGGGATATTATTTAATCATGAATCACCTAGACGTGGCACTAACTTTGTGACTAATAAAGTTTGTAAAGAAGCAGTTAGAATTAAATTGGGACTATCTGATAAACTAAAATTAGGTAATCTAGATGCAACTAGAGATTGGGGCCACGCAAAAGATTATGTAGAAGCTATGTGGTCAATGTTACAAATGGATGAACCTGATGATTATGTTTGTGCTACTGGTATATCTCACTCAGTAAAAGATTTATGTAATTATGTGTTTTCATATCTAGATCTAGATTGGAAAGATTATGTAATCACTGATAATCGATATTTACGTCCAGAGGAACTACATAATCTTAAGGGAGATCCAACTAAATTAATACAAAAAATTGGTTGGACACACACATACACGTTTGAAACACTGTTAGATGAAATGATAGAATATTGGTTAACTACGTATAACAAAGGCCTTTAATGATACCTACATACATAATAAATTTAAAAGAACGAGTTGATAGAAAATCATATATTCTCGAAGAAATAAAAAAACTCCCGGGACTATCATATGAAATTGTCGAGGCAATTCGTGATGAAACAAATACATGTTTTGCATCGCATATTAAATGCATACAACAAGCTAAAGATAATAGTTTACCATATGTATTAATTTTAGAAGATGATGCCATGTTTACAGATGATTCCATTGCAGTATTTAATTCAGCATTTTCTAAAATTCATTCACAACAATGGGATATGTTATATCTAGGCGCGAACTTAAATTCTCCAGCGTATAGTATTACTTCGTCACTACTTAAATTATCAGGCGCATATACAACACACGCATACATGGTTCATGAACGATTTTATGATACTATTTTAAATTTGAAATTAGATTTTGAAATAGATGTGTGTTATTCAAAATTAATGAATAAAAATAACGTATATATGTGTGATCCAATAATTGCATATCAACTACCATCACATTCCGATATACAACACGGATTCAGAGATTATAATTCAGCAATACATAATAACTATTTAAAACATAAAAAACTAATATGAATAAAGAATTAGAACAAACGTTTACTACTATATATAGTACGAGAGCATGGCATAGTAAAGAAAGTATTTCCGGTAATGGGTCAGAATTAATTCAAACCAAACAAATTATCGAGGAACTACCTTTTTTATTTAAAAAATACAATATTCAGTCTGTATTGGATATTCCGTGTGGCGATTATAATTGGATGCGCTACGTTGACAAAACTAATATTAAATATATTGGAGCTGACATAGTAGAAGAATTAATAAATTCAAATACTGCGAAATACCCAGATGTTAACTTTATGCATTTAGATTTAACAAAATCTGAGTTACCAACCGTTGATTTAATATTAGCCCGGGACGTATTTGTGCATATGACATATGAAACAATTGTAAGTGCATTAGAAAATATTATTAAAAGTGGAGCTAAATATTTATTAACAACATCATTTACTGGCTTAAATCTAAATACTGATTTGCATCAAAATGGTGATTGGAGATGTTTGAACTTACTAGCAGCCCCATTTAGATTTAAACCAGTATATTTGATTAATGAAGATTGTACCGAAGGAGTTGACAATCAACATAATGATAAATGTTTGATATTATTTGAAGTTTCTGGATTATATATTGGAAGTTAATATGAAAATACTCTTAGCATGTATCAATGCCAATGGATGTGGTGGCAGCGAAATGTATCATTACGAATTAGCTCGAGAATTAGATCAATCCGGACATGATGTGACATTATTTACATTACGTCAAATTGATTGGACAGATCAAGTTCGATTAAAATTAAAACATATAAGACAATTGGATACTACAAATTTGGATACTACTGAGAATTTTGATATAATAGTAGCAAGTCAGCCAGAAGTCAATTTGTTTGTATTGGAACACTTTAAAGAAACGCCGATTGTTAGTATTATACATTCAGAAATTAGATCTGAGGATCCAATATTGAATCCTAGGATATTACATTACATTGCAATTAGAAAACCAATATTGGATATGCTGATTAATGAATATAAAATTCCAGCAAATAAAGTAAGTTTAATTTATAATCCAATTGATCAGAATAGATTTAATTCAGCTGAAACTAAAAAGTTGGAACGACATTCTGGAATATTTGTTGGGGAAGTATTAGATCCAATAAGATTTAATGCAGTTCAACATATTGTACAACAATGTGTAAAAAATGATTGGGATTTATACTTAATGAGTGAAAGTAGATTTAATTTCAATCACCCTAATATTAAATACGTAGATAAACGTTGGGATACTGAAAACTTTGTTCAAATGATGAATTTTACTGCAGGAATTTTATTAGGACGAACTACATTGGAAGGTTGGTGTTGTGACGTTCTTGGCTACATGTATATTATTGATATACATGGCGCCATTCATTCAATTGAAACTGACGCACCTATTAATATGAAACAACTTTGCAATAGTACATATGTTGCTGCAAAACATGTTGAATTATATAAATCTATTATAGATACAATATGAAACATTGCATTATTTTACATTTGTATTATCAGGATCTTTGGCCTGAATTCAAAGAAAAACTGATTCCGATAATAAACAAAAATATAGATTTATATGTATCGGTAACTACTTTAGAATCCAAATTTATATCAGATATAGAAACATATGCAACCAAAGTTTTTTTAGTAGAAAATCGAGGAGCAGATATTGGACCATTTATTTTTGTATATGACAAAATAAAACATAATGATTATGCTACTTATTTAAAATTGCATGGAAAAAAAACAATGCATAATCCAAAATTCGGAAAAGCATGGCGACAGGAATTATATTTTGGAATCGTAGATCATTATGAAACTATTCTTAAACACGTATCGACGATATTGGGTCATTGGATGTTAGGAAATGGATATCATTTAATGGATATGAATAGTGAATCTAATGATCATATTAATAGAATTCAATCATTAGAATTCATAAAACAAGCAGCAGCATATTTAAACGTTACATATGAGGGAGCATTTTTTGCTGGGACAATGTGGCTAACAAATAAAGAATATCTAGAAAAATTGTTTGATAATATCAATTTAGATGACTTATATAAACAATTTCAACCAGGTCATTTAACAAATTCTCTTGCACATGGAATGGAACGAGTACTTTGTTATGGTGTTGAACATCATGGCGGTCAATATATTAAAATCGGAAATTAACTTATGTCAAACATTTCACTCTTAGTAGGCCTTAAAAATAATTTAGACTACAATAAGAATTTTTATCAAACAACCCGAGAACTTTATCCAGAAGTTGAATTGTGTTTTGTAAGTTTTGGATCAACAGATGGGACTCATGAATGGTTAGAAACATTAGCAGACAACAATGTTAAGTATTTTTATTCAGAAGAACAAAAAACATTTTCTGATACATTTAATAAGGCAGCAGAATTAGCAACAAAGGATTATGTAGCATATCTTCACAATGATATTGTGCTAGCACCTAGATTCCTAGAAAACTTGGAAAAACATGTAGCACCAACCAATGTAGTGTCATATACCACAATAGAACCGCCTATATTCGCAGATCATGAGCGCCCTGGTAAATTGATTCATGATTTAGGTTCATCGTTAGAGACGTTTGATACGGGGGCTTTATATGAATATGTAAAACATAAAGAATTAGAATATTCCAATAAAACAGAACCTGG